ACAGTTTGTACGGCAAGAAACCTCGACGTCCAAAACGATCAGAAGAGCCAAGAGCTGCCGACTCGTACCCTCCGACAGACGGAATGGTCGAAGAAGCCCAACGTGGCCTCGACTGGCGAAGCGAATTTGGCCGAGGCGGAACAGCCATCGGCATCGCACGCGCCCGAGACATCGTCAACCGCAAAGAACTCCCCATCAACACCTGGCGAAGAGTCAAAGCGTATTTCGACCGCCACGAAGTTGACAAAAAAGCGGAAGGATTCAGCCCAGGAGAAGACGGATTCCCCAGCAACGGCCGAATCGCATGGGCGCTTTGGGGTGGAGACGCCGGCTGGAGCAGAGCCAAAGCCATCATGGAAGACTTCAACAACGACGAAAGGTCCGTCATGGACGAAATCAGAGGCATCGACGGCATCTACCCCGTCACACCACTCCAAAATCATCTTTACGAGGTCCTCGAGGACACTGTCGACGTCTTCGGACAGTTCGAACAGGGAATCGGCGCGCAAGGCGCCCACTATGTCGGCCCTGAAGACAACCCGTTCGCCTCAGAAGGAATGGTTTGCTCCAACTGTGCATTCTATGAAGGACCGCGCGCGTGTGAAATAGTTTCAGGCGACATCGACCCCGCCGGAATCTGTAAATTCTGGGTCATCCCCGAATCTCTGCTCACAATCGAAACCCCGGCCGAACTCATCGTCGAGGAAGAACCCATGATGGAAATGGAATCAGCACGCGCCACCGAAACACGCTCCGATCTTTACCGAAACGTCCCCTTCGAGTTTCGAACAGCAGAAGACACAGGCGACGGCCTCACCCTCACCGGCTATGCAGCTGTCTTCAACCGTTCCACCATGATCGACAACTATGAAGGCCGATTCGAAGAACGAATCCGCCCAGGAGCTTTCAAACGCTCCATCAACGCCAAAATGCCGGTTCTCCAATTCGAACACGGCCGCCATCCCCTCCTCGGCTCCATGCCACTCGGACAAATCACAAAACTTCGCGAAGACGAACACGGTTTGTACGTCGAAGCACGCCTCGCCGACAACTGGCTCATCCAACCAGTTCGCGACGCCATCGCCTCCGGATCCATCGACGGAATGTCTTTCCGCTTCCAGGTAGTTCGAGACAGCGTCGACGAATCAGGCGATACGCCAGTCCGCACCCTCGAGGAAGTTAAACTCCTCGAACTCGGACCGGTAGTCTTTCCCGCCTACGCTGAAACCAGTGTTGGTGTGAGGTCTGCCGATCTGTCACCACTGTTCTCATTGCCCCAAGATGACCGCCAGGCCATCGCCAGGGCGCTTGTTCTCGGCACCCAACCCGAACCCGCCAGCAATGGCACTTCGGAGCGGCCCGCCGATTCTGACCAGGACTCGCAACGGCACTCCGGTCTGTCCCCCCATCAACGCAGCGCACAGCTGCGAACAATCGAAGGAGTCCTCTAATGGACGAAAAGAACCTTCGTGAAGGCGTCGAGTACGTCAAGGCTGTCCTTCGCGAAATGCACACAAACGCTGAAGAGCGTTCATTTGACCCAGACGAGCAGGCTGAATGGGAAGCCGGCGCCGAGTTTGTACGCACCTCTGAGGCCGAATTGGTCGCCCTCGAAGAGCGTAAGGCTCGCATTGCCGACTTTGCACCAGTCGCAACCGAAACAGGAGATGGCGCAGTGACGTCAATCAACATCAACACCCACACCTCACGCGACGCCTTTGACCATGGCACCCTTTCCACCGATGGTGGCTCGGAACTCCGTGGCCGTGCGCTTGACGTGATCGAAAAGCACCTCCCGTCCTTCGTTTCTGACGAAGCACGCGAGAACGCAACTCAGCTCCTGGAGCGCCGTTCGAAGATCGACGCTGATGTTGTGGCCCGCCACATCGTCCGCACCTCTTCGCCCGAGTACCTCCGCGCGTTCGAGGAGTACATCGAAAACCCCCAGGCTGGAATGCCCCGCATTCTCGGCAAGGCAGAGGCACGCGCCGCAATGTCGCTCACAGCGGCAAACGGTGGCGTTCTCGTCCCGCAGTTCCTCGACCCAACCATCGTTCTCACGAACGCCGGTTCGGCGAATGCGGTTCGTCAGCTCGCAGACGTCACGTCGATCACGACTGACCAGTGGGATGGCGTCACCTCGGCAGGCGTTTCCGCTGAGTGGCTTGCAGAAGGCACCGAAGCCGCCGACGCGACTCCGACCTTCCAAGGCCCGACCATTTCGGTCCACAAGGCAGCAGCGTTCCTGTTCGGCTCATACGAGTTCCTTGCCGACTCTGGTTTCAACCAGGTCGCCGAACTCATCGCCGACGCGAAGGATCGTCTGGAAGAGACGGCATACATCTCCGGCACCGGTTCGGGTCAGCCTTACGGCCTCATCACCCGCCTTTCCGGCACCGGCCCAGTCGTCAACGGAACCTCAGGCGCTGCCGGTGCAGCGAACCTTGTGGCCGCTGACGCCTACGCCCTGGACAACGCACTCGGCGCACGTTTCCGTCGCAACGCTTCATTCCTTGCAGCGAAGGCGACCTACAACGAGCTTCGTAGCGTGACCGACTCCCGCACCAACTTCTGGTCTGACTTCGGTGGCGGCCTTCCGGCTCAGCTCATCGGATACAACACCTACCAGAACGAGGCAATGGACACGACCATTGTTTCCGGCTCCAACGACTTCGTCCTTGTTCTGGGCGACTTCGGAGTTGGCTACAAGATCGTCGACCGCATTGGCGTCGAGATCATGTACGAACCGATGGTCATGGGTGCCAACCAGCGCCCAACTGGTCAAGCCGGATTCTTCGCCTTCTGGCGTACCGGTGCAGACGTCATCACCTCCAACGCCTTCAAGGTGCTTAAGGTCTGATCGTCTGACAAGAAGTGAACCGGACCTCTCAGCGTCGGGGCTGAGGGGTCCGGTCCACGCCTCCCCGATATTTCCCCGACATACCCCGACACCCCGACAAGGAGCCACAGTGGCAAAACAACCAAAAGTCGCCATCGGAATCATCTATGGCAGCTTCGAACCCGACTTCGTATTCTCCCTTCTCGCTTTAAAATCTTGGGATCAGCAAGTCTCCGGCTATCTAGACCATGCCGGCTGGATGATCGCCCAGGCAGGAACCAACCTTCCTCAACAGAGAAACTCAGTTGTCCGAACCTTCCTCGAGGGTGACGCCGAGTGGCTGCTGTTTATCGACACCGACCAGCGTTTCCGCTTCGACCTCGTCGACGTCATGCTCGAATCCGCCGACCCAATCGAACGGCCCATCTTGTCGGCGCTCATCATGGCCGAAAAGTGGAATCCACATCACCGGATCGTCCCAGCCTGCATCGGCTTCGAAACACTCGAACCGCCCACCCCACGCGAATATTCGACAATCCCACCCCAGCAACACTGGCAAGTCGGCGCTGTCGGCTCCGGATGTGTCCTCCTCCATCGAACCGTCCTCCAAAAGATTTGGGACGCCAACCGAAAAGACGCCCAGCCCTGGTTCAAATATGTCCAGTGGGACTACACCGACCCGGAAACAGGCGAAGAAGTCCACGACATCATGGGCGAAGACTATGTGTTCAGTTTGCGCGCGCAGGCAGTCGGATTCCCCTGTTTCGTCGACACCACCATCGAAGTCGGCCACATCAAAAAGCGGACCTTGACAACTCGAGACTTCTGGCCGCAAGTGCCACCCGAACTTGTGCCAACCAAAAACTTTGTGGTCATCCCGGTCAAAGACCAACTCAAAATGACGAAGGCCCTTCTACGGCAGCTTCACGATCAGGGCGAACACGACGGAATCCTCGTCCTCGACAACGGCTCCAACCCTGAGACTGTGAAGTGGCTGGGGTCTCAAACCTTTGCGAAGGTGATGGACTGTTCTGGAATGGGGATCCACGAAATGTGGAATGCCGGAGCGACTTGGGCAATGAACCGTCATCACAAAGCCAACATCGCTTTCCTCAACAACGACATCATCATCGGCGACAAGTTCATTTCAACTTTGGCGGCAGGGTTACGGTCCGATCCTCACATGGTCGCCATCTGCCCCAACTATGACGGCCGAGAAACAGCGGAGCCGATTGTGCAGCTCCACGGAATCTGTGCTGACCGCTACGACGGCACAGGCGGCCTTGCCGGCTTCGCCTTCATGGTCAAGTCTGAATGGTTCCAAGAAGGCTGGCGTTTCCCCGAAGACTGCAAATGGTGGTTCGGAGACAACGACCTTGTCCTCTCTATGGACATGGCCGGCGCCTGGTATGCCATGGCAACCGAAACCACTGTGGAACACATCGAAGGCGGCTCCAAGACTGGAAACTGGGAAGATCCGGAAATGCAGCAGCAACTAGCCCGAGACAAAGGCGCTTTCATGCGCCGCTGGGCAAAACTGGGAATGACTGTCCAGTGAACATCGCTCTAATGGTCATCACTGACGGCCGCTGGGATTATCTGCAACAAACCCTCCAATCCGCCAGCGAATGCCTCAACTATCCGTTCTCCCAGCGCCTCCTCGTCGACGACTCAGGCGAATCAGTCGGCTTCGCCCCTGACGGCTTCGACATCGTCCGCAACCTGCCTAGGAAAGGTTTGGCGGGTGCCATCCAAACCGGCTGGGACCATCTCAACGACGACATCGACTTTGTCTTCCACCTCGAAGACGACTTTGTGTTTCCCGAACCGGTCGACATTCCATGGATGGTCGAATATTTGCAAGCCGACCCGTCACTGGCACAAATCGCACTTCATCGCCAGCCCTGGTCCCCTGAAGAACGCCAAGCCGGCAGCATCTACAACCTCGGCCCCGAACGATTCACCCAACGCCCCGGCTGGATCTCCCAACGCCACCTCTTCACCTTCAACCCCTGCCTCTACCCCGTCGAGATCACGAAATACACAGCCGACCTCGAGGCCGAACTGACAGCAGCTCTCAAATCTGACGGCTACCGGTTCGGCTATCTCGGCAACCTTGACGACGAGCCACGCTGCCTCCACATTGGGGTCAGACGTTCCAAGGCGTACAAACTGTGAACAGAGTGGTTGTCCTTTGTGCTGGCGGACATGGGCAAGACATCGCCGCCATCCTCAAATCGTCCGGTCAAAACTTCGTCGGCTATTTGGACGACCATGTCGACGGCCCCAACATCCTCGGACCCTGTATCGACGCCGAATTCTTCGACGAATACCTCATCGGCCACAACGACAGCCGAATCCGAGAACAAATGGACATCCCAGCCAAAGCCGCCATCGCCATCCATCCCACAGCGGCCCTCCATGTGACCCTACAAGCCCATCCGGGCGTAGTAATAGGCGCACACACCACCATCGGCCCGAAAACCCGTGTAGGGCGACACAGCCACATCAACGGAAACGTCTTCATCACACGCGCCCAAATCGGCGACTTCGTCACCATCGGACCAGGAGCCACAATCTGTGGAGACGTCACCATCGGCGCCGGCTGTCAGATCGGAGCCGGAGCAGTCATCTCCAACCTCGCCACCCTCGGCCCTCGAGTAACAATCGGCGCCGGAACAGTCGTCCTCCCCAGACAACAACTTCCACCCAACTCCACATGGGTCGGAACACCCGCCAGGAGAATCAAATGACACTTGTGGCCGTCACCATGGTTCGCGATGAAGAAGACATCATCGACTGGACAATCCAACATCTCCTCGACCAAGGCGTCGACCACATCATCGTCGCCGACAACATGAGCATCGACAACACCGGATTCCTCCTCCAAAACCTCACCCGAACCGGAAAAGTCACAGTCATCGAAGACCCCGAAGTCGGCTACTACCAAGACCAGAAAATGACTGCCTTAGCCCACATGGCTCACAGTCAATTCGGAGCCGACTGGATTCTCCCTTTCGACGCCGACGAATACTTCTACTGGACCGACGGCACCCTCAAAGAGTTCTTCAACCAAGCCGACGCCGACGTCTACACCGCCACCGGCTGGGACCACATCGTCACAGACGACGACGACCCCACCGAAACATCACCATTCCAACGGATCCGACATCGCCGCCAATCCCCCCAAAAAATGGGCAAAGTAGCGTTCCGTTATCACCCCGACGTTTGGATTGACTTCGGAAACCATTTCGTCTTCAACCATCCCGGCACCCCAGCAGCCGGCCTCAACTACCGCCACTACCAGTACCGGTCCTTCGAGCAGCTCGTCACCAAAGCCCGCAACGGAGCAGCCGCCTTCAACGCCACCAACCTCCACCCCACCTATGGGGCGCACTGGCGGCAACTCGGCGGACTCGACGACCGAACCCTCTGGGGTACCTGGCGGAAACTCTGTGAAGAAACCGGCCTCATAGAAGACCCGGCGCCATGAGCATCGCAGTCATCATCCCCACCTACAACCGCCTCGAACTGACCCAAAACTGTCTCGCCTCCATTGTCCGCCACGACCCTGTCGACGAAATCATTGTTGTCGACAACGGATCCACCGACGGCACCGAAAAACTCGCCACCATCGCCAACCCTCACAACCTCGGCTTCGCTGCCGCCTGCAACCAAGGCGCCCGCCATGCCACAGCCGACCGCCTCATCTTCCTCAACAACGACACCATCGTCCACCCCAACTGGACCTCACACACCAACCACCTCGACGACCCCACTGTCGGAATCGTCGGCCCCAAACTCATCTACCCCGACTGCCAAATCCAATCCGCCGGAGTCGCCATCGACTTCAACCGGCCCCCAGGACTCGAAGCATGGAACCTCACCATCGACTGGTCCTCAGAACCCATCGACGTCGACGCCATCACCGGCGCCTGTCTCTCCATCAGACGAGACACCTTCCACAGCCTTGGCGGCTTCGATGAGGGATACTGGAACGGCTATGAAGACGTCGACCTATGCTTGGCAGCCGTCGACGCCGGATTCCGTAACGTCTACGATCCACACGCCACCGTCACT